CGTAAACCATTTCTAGATAAATTTCAGGATAGTAAAGAATGGTGGACTAGTTTAGAAAAACTGTTGCCCTACTTTCGTCGTGTAGAGTTTGCTGGCGGCGAGCCTTTAATGGATCCGCAACATTATCGCATACTAGATATGCTTGCTCTGTACGGACATCAAATAGAAATTAAGTATGCTACTAATTTGACTATGTTGGGTAAAGGTAATCGCACAGTTTGGGAGTACTGGCCTAAGTTTAAATCAGTAGCTGTGAATGTAAGTATAGATGGCATTGGTCCAAGTTACGAATACATACGTGGCAATGCAAGCTGGGATGAGTTAATAAACAACATTAAACAAATACAAGCAATACCTAACATTAGTCGCATAGTGGGTGCTGTTACTGTGCAAGTTAGTAATGCATTAGTATTAGATAAAATAATTGAATATTTTTTGAACGATCTAGGCATTATATTTCACACACATCGCGTAGAATATCCTAAGCTATTATCAGCACAAGTATTGCCTCGACCGTTGCAAATGTTAGCTATTGAAAGATTGATTAATATACAAGAAAGAATTAGAGATTTCAAACTAGTTAAACAGCATCCTCGGTTACTAGATTACACACTAGGACAGATACAAGATAATATCAATTATCTAATGGCTCGAGATCAAAGCGATAAATGGAAAGAATGTATAGAATTTAATCGTAAATTAGATGCCACTCGTGCCCAAAGTTTTTTTGATGTTACTCCGGAGTTTTCTAGTTATGAATAATCCTATAAAAGAAATATTTTATAATTCGGACGGATTTAATACAGCTGAAATTATAGTAGAAGCAAAACAAGGAAGATTGTCTTTATTTTATCAGCTAAATGATAATCCTGTACAGCACACATGGCAACAACTACATAAAGATTCTACTAAATTTACTATGGGTATTACACACGGCAAGAGTTTGGAAGAGTTGCTTACAGAACTAAACAGTTTACTCATAACAACAAATAGACCTACATTATCATTACCTGTATCACAAGATCAATTAAACAAATTGCATAACAGTTTTGTAGAACGTGTTAAAAACGAATCGTCTGCCGACGAATTGCAAATTAATTTGCTAATACACGCAATAGAATCTAAGAACAATTTTTTAACCGAATACGATTCTAGCACAAGATTTTATAAAAACCCTAACAATATTAGAATTCCAATTAAAGAAGAATATAAACTTTGGCTAATGAATGACAACAAATGGGGACACTTGTTACTGGGGTTTGGTACATTAGGAAAATCTTGGAATGAGATTGCCAAAACTGATGATAATTTAGATGACTTAAATCTTCAAACTACTATTAGTTCAGAAACAATTATGATGTTTAATGCAGATCATCCTTGTTTAAAAACTCCCGAGAAACGTTTATACAAATGGGCAAATAATTCTAAACATTTTGTTCCTCTAAATGATTTAAATCAATTATCTTTAGGATTATATTTCCTAGGTGAAATCATTATAACCAATACCTTTTTAGATTTTCACCCAAACGCTAGCGACTGGTACGTACCTAACCATATGTGTAAGCTATCTTGGAATCGGGATGTATTAGGGCATAATACACTAGTCAAACAAATTAAATTTTTTAACAGCGATATGTATTACGATTCTTTAATCAAACATGCTAACTTAAATTCTATATGCATAATGTAACAAGTCGATGGCCACATCAAAATAGTATTAAGATAGAATGGAACATAGGCAAGCGATGTAACTATGATTGCAGTTATTGCCCTGCTAGTATACACGACAGCACTAGCAAACATACAGATATCGAAGTACTTAAAGCAACCGTGGACAAACTAATGACATTGGGCAAACCTATACGTCTTAGTTTTACAGGAGGAGAGCCATGTGTGCATCCTAAGTTCTTAGAGTTAGTAAAATACTGTAAACATGTTGGGATTAGTTGGATTAGTGTGACTACCAACGGCACATTACCTTATGAATTTTATTCAGCGTTAGAAGCAGATCAAATTGTCTTTAGTATACATTTAGAATTTGATTGGAAACGAGTTTTCAATACAGTAGAAAGTATTGTAGATTTAACAAACAAAAAAGTTATTGCACAGATTATGGCACATCATGATCATATGGATGCTGTATTTCAGTTGCGGTCCAAATGTTTATTGGCTACGATTCCGAGTACTGTTAGAAGAATACGTTGGACAGAAGGCGATCACGATTTGTTTGATGATATGAGATATAATCTAAATGACTTAGAATGGATTAAAGAACAAGAATCTACAGTTCAAGGTAATTGTGTTATAGACAACACAAAAATTATGCATGCCAATGATATTATAAAATTACACCTAAACAAATACAAAGATTGGGCGTGCAATGCAGGTATAGAAAGCCTAATGATTAATTGGGATGGCGATGTGCATAGGGCAACTTGCCGAGTTGGCGGCAGCTTGGGTAATATATATCAAGGCACATGGATAGTGCCGTCGAGATCTGTTATATGCGACAGAAACTTTTGCACATGTGCAGCAGATATTCCAATATCTAAACACGTAGTATTGGAATCAATTTCTGATTAGATTGCTTTTCTTTACGGCAATTAATTTCCGGCTGGCACGTGCATTCCATTTGGTTACATGTAGTTGGTATTAATGTTGGTTGGAATTTTGTTGGGAATTCTATATCAAATAGATTATACTTAAAACTTAAATTGTAAAGATTTACACCACATGCACCGGATATTTCGCCGCTTTTATTAATATATAGAGTATCAATTCCAACATTACACTTCCATCCGTAAAACTTGTTAAGTCCGTTAACAGATATCCAAGAAAGAGAGTCTATTTTTTTCTTGCTTCCGTTTTCAAAATAGACAGTTGGTTTTTTATGATTTAATTTTTTATTCTTGAGGTAATAGAAAATGTTTGGTAGTTTTTTAAGATTTTTTAGCAGATATTTTTTTTGATCTTCGGTATACTGTATTGTATGATGATAAACTTCTATAGACGTTACGCACCACCCCTTGCTGGCTTTTTTCAAAGTTTCAACTAATGCTACACATTTATCCCAGGCAAACGGATCCATTAGTACCATAGCAGTTGTCCAAACATTCTTTTTATATAACGCATTGGCAACGCTAATGTAGTGATCTATATCTACTTGTTCGTGATGACAACTTAACATTACTTCGTCAAAATTTTGTCCGTACTCTTCCCACCACCTAATAGTTCTGCTACCATTGGATGATATTGTTATTAGACAATCGTAGTTCTCTTTAAAGTATTTTACAAATATTTCAAATTTACTCCACATAGTTGGCTCACCGCCAATTATATGAATTTGAAATTTTGTTTTATTAAGAGTTGTCTTATAATAATCAAGCAAATGCGACAAATTCTTGCAAACTAAATCTACATCAGGCCACTTGTGGGTTCCTTCATTACTTCCAGGAAAACAATACCAACATTTGTAATTACAAAGGTTACTGAGAAATAGTTCTATTCTAAGTAAATTTTCTGGTTTATTAGATTCTATCTTAACAAGCGTCATACCGCAGTTCCTCTTAATAAAATTTTACAATACATCTCTATTTGTTTGTTGATCTCTAGGCTGGGCAAAAAATACGGATTTAGATCTGCCGCAAGATCTGGCACATGTAATTAACTTATCGTCAGTCCAGTATCGGTCCCAACAAGTCTGCCAAACATCACTGTTAATTATATCTTTAATCGAAACTTCTACTGCATTGATATTTCCTAAGGTATTCCTTAAATCATCATATTGAACTTTCATTTGGTTTCTAACTACAGAGGCAGCATCATTACTAATATAATTATATGGCGTACTTGCTAGCCAACAACACGGAAATACATTTTTATAAGCATCAATGTAAATCTCTTTGCTAGATTTTGCAAGGCAATCAATCTCCATACTATCAACTATATCTTTGTAATTTTCTACATCGGATTTAGTAATAAAAGTCATCTTGTTTTCCGTTGCTGGTTCTAAGTAATATACAGTGCGCCCTTGACGATCGACTACAGGATGTTTTGAATCTAACATAAATCTAGAACTATTTTTAACTGTAAATGTTTTAAATCCTAATTTTTGGGCTAATGCCCTAGCATCTTCGACTTGATGTTCGTTGTGTTTAAATTTAATAAACACCCATTCTGCTATAGCACCTTCCTCAATTACAGCCCTTGCATTTTCTAAAATAGTATTAAAATTTGTTCCCACACGATAAATGTGGTGAGTGTCTTCTAGCCCGTCGAGAGCAAATATAATATTATGTTGTTTAGGTAACGCTTTTGCCAAACGTTTCCACCATTCAGTATTTCTAGCACTTCCGTTACTATGCACACGGATATTAAGATGCGGAGCACATTTGGTAGCATACTCACACATTTCAATGAGATCGTTATTTAAAATAGGATCACCAAAATTTCCACAAAAGTAAAACCCATCTAACTGATCAAGGACTTCTTGACTCATGACTGTTTGAAAATCAGTTAATGACCAGCTATTATTTTTTATTAAGGGATTATCCAGGCCACTGTTGATATTCCTACTACACATAGGACAGCTGGCTTGACAATTATTCGTAATTTCTAAATGTATTTGTTTTAGCTTGTTAAATTCAAACATAACCAATCACCATGAATCTTTTATACAACGGCAGGCTTAGTTCTCCAGCCCATCCTATCTTAGACAATTTGCATTGTGTTTTGAATTCTTCTAAGTTGTTTGCAATACGAATATGCTCAGGTATATCATAATTGTTACTTTGTAACACAAATAAACTATTATGTGGCATTCCACTTAACCACACATTGTATTGCTCTTGTGTAATATGCTCGCAACTTGTATTAATTACAACATCAGCATCACTACGGGTATTGCACATATCTGCTGTAATTGCTTTAAAACGTCCTTCAATGTCTTCTTTCTTATTCATCATCGTGGCAATAAGTTCACAGGTAGGATCGATGTCAATACTACGGATATGTTTAACTGCAATATAACTTTGAAACAACATGCTGGCTAATGTGCCGACCCAGCCACCATGTATATCTATACTAACTGGATTATCTTTAATAGAGCAAAAGTTTGTTAATGATTCTATTAACCACTCTTTACTTTTTAGTTGGCCGCTCCAGAACGCATCCATGGTCCGTATAGGATCAGGGCTTTGTCTAATGGCTTGCATCCAATAGTGTAAATGTTCGGTATCTATTTGCATTTTGGTATCTTAGAATCGGCACTACTTACACAACTTGGTGTGGAACAAATCTTAGGCTCTGTAAATAAAGTAAACTTTTCTAAATTTCCTAATGATTTATCGTGGCAACTATAACTTCGTTTAACTTCGTCGTTTCTAATTATTATGCTTTGATATCCACTATTACAATTCCAATCTTTAAATTGGTTGAATCCAAATGCATTAAAACGCTCAGCTTGATCGAACAAATATTCTGTATTATTCATATCATATAATGCTATCTGATGTGTATCTTCTCCATTAGACTGCTGAGGAAAACCTGTTTGCATTATATTAATCATTTCATCAGTATAGCCATCTACCAATCTACTGGCGGTTGGGTCGCTTTGTGGTTTAAGAGTTACATTAATACCCCGGGTTGCGAATCGTTTAAGGCGAGCATATAAGTCGTAAAACTTTTCAGGCACCATAACTTGATTAATAGTTACATGCACTCCATCACTTATTAGTTGTAAAATTTTATCTCCGAATTCTTGTTCCTTGGCAAACTCGTCGTGGAAGCTGGCTGTGATACTTCTGCGTTGTAACGGACTTGTGTTACTGGCCCATGCCTTCCACCATCCAAGACCCGGGCTCAAGTTAGTAGTCATATGAATACTTTGGTAAGTAGTTTGCATATCATCAGCTAAATGTTTTATCAATTCTAACAAGTACTTGTAAGCGGTAGGCTCGCCTCCGCTAAATGACCAATGGAACTGATCAAATCCATTATTCATTGCTTGTCGTTTGATCTCATCAACAGTACGGATATATACTTTAAGTGTTCGATAATCTGATATATCTGATCTAGCATATGGCCAACAATAACTACACTTGTAATTACAAAATCTGCCCAAAATCCAACTAGTGGAAAATAATGGATTGATTAGCATAGTACGTTGCCCAAAGCGGACAATTTTTTCAAATGGAATGGTGGAATGGCTCATTGACAGTATTTACAAATAAGTATATAATACAATGGTAGACGTGAGTGGAACTTGGTATACCTCCTCCAAGTAAGCTGACCCCCAGCTGAACGGAGGGCATAGGGCTAGGCTATTAGCTGCCTTTGTAGGTTCGAATCCTACCGTCTACACCAAATTGAGAATACTATGACTAAAAAAATAGCAAGTAGTCCTGAGCGTCATACCTTTCAAAAAGAAGGCTATATCAAACGCTGTGAGGAAAAGGGCGAGGAGCCTAATCCTGATTATGTTAAAATGTACGAAACTTGGCGAGAACAAGATGAAGCACAAATAGTTGACCCAGCATGGCAAAAAAATAACATGGAACACGATCTTCGTAGTACTGAATGGATTTGCGATAAAGCCAAAGACAGCGATAACTATGCTCAAAACTTGTATGCGTCTATGTGTAATATGGATTGGCAAAAACAAGATGTATTTCCAGTACTTAAAGACGAACGTTGGTCGTGCTCATGGCGGCATGCTGGTGGTATAATAGCTGATA